GACTGCGAGACCTGATTGTGAGTTCATGTATTCAACAACCTTACCATCACGAATATCATTTTTATAAATTACTTCACGGAAGTTGTTTGATTTTTTTTGGTCTGTTACATATTCTACCCACTTACCAACTTTTTTTCCTTTTTTGTACTTGCCACTCGCACGAGGATTACCATTTAGAAAAAACTCTTTAGACTCACCATTTTTAAACCCATCTTTGTATGTTACTGATTCTTTTACTTGACGATTATCATAATATTCTGTCCATTCACCATTTCGTATCCCATCAACATATATTCCACTTGTTTCAGGATTTCCATTGATGTAGTTATAAGTCCATTTACCATGTTTTTTACCATCCTTATAAACACCATCATATTCAACAACACCACTATGTCTCCACCGCTTTGATTTACCACCGCTTACCTTTTCCATATACTTTTCACCATTATGGTGCCAGACAGTCCATGTATTAGCCTGTTTAGAGTTGAAGTTTACTTTTGTAAGTAAATTATTTTCCGTGTCCCAAAACTTCCAAAGTCCATTCATAGAATCATCTTTCATAACACCCTTTGAAGCACACACACCATTTTCATGATATTCAAGATACTGACCATTTAGTAAACCATCTTTATAATTTGCCATTACTTTGGTCTTTCCATTTTTATGAGTATGTAAATACTTACCATTTAACTTTCCATCTCTATAATAAACCTCGTCAACCTCGATGTGCCTACCACATATAGTTAGTATTTTATTTACAGCCTTTCCGTTTAATTTACCATCTTTATATATCTCTGTTCTTGTATTACCCATGTCTAAGTTATGTTCAATCCATTTACCATCCCTTAGTCCATTTCGATACTGACCCTCAAGAATTAAATCTTCTTTTGATGACGGATCCGTTCTAAAATATTTTCGATACCTTCCCTCTTTCTTACCACCAATATAATTTACACGAGAAAAGAATGAAGAATCATCTGATAAATAATATGTCCACCTTCCTATTTTCAAATCATTTTCATACTTTCCTATATCTTTTTCATTACCATTGGTGTAGTAGGAACGATAATCATCATGTCGTTTACCTTTTTTATAAGATATTATCTCCCACAATGATTCGTCCCAATAATAATATTTCCAATCACCATGTTTTTTACCTTGTGAATATTTTCCTTGTTCTTGTAAAGAACCATTATCATAATGAATTTTCCAAGTCCCAATTTTTTTACCATTTTTAAATTTTCTATATTGCCAAACTTTGTTACCTGGATGATAAATAATCCATTCACCATCAGGTTTTCCACCCTTTATAGTATATTTTTGCCAGATGTTTCCATCACCATGTTTATAGGAGTGATTTCCATCCGACACTTCTAAACTACAATCGAGTTTTCCATCAGTATACCATTCGATTTTAGTTATTTTATCAGTATCATCATATTGGATGTATTCTCCTTGTTTAGTCTCTTTCATCATACCCCTTCCATATTGGATAAAATCTTAAATTATTTTCATCCCAAGGTGCGAAATATCTTAAAAAGTGTATGATTGATTTACCAGTATAATCATAATCATCGTAATATCCATTCTGTAGTTTTTCAACATCCCAATTTATTTTTTCTATTAGGGGAATCTTATTAACATACTCATCCCCCAAATCGTCCCACTTACCATCAAATACCAAATTTAATATTGTTTGGTCTCTGAATGTTTCACAACACCCATAATATACTGCATATTTGAAATGAGTCTCTTTGAGTTTTTGAAAGTAACCATCTTCTATTATTTTTTTGTTGAACATTAGTAAACAACCTTGAAAAGATTTCTTCTTTTTGTATACATCTTTGTCGAGTTCCGATGGTAAGTTTCGTTCTTGAGTTCTCCACCTCTCCATTCTATGGGTATGTTCGTCTACTTTTGTATCGGTATCTTTTCTAAAACGATAATCGTCAATCAAACCATCATAATAATAATCATCAATAGTATCATCTGATACTAAATCAAATTGTTGGTATAGACTCAACCCATCATCTTTAGCATATAATGTATCAATGTTCCTATCTGACAACCGTAAATCTATTTCCTCATTAAATATGACATCTAAATCAACATGGAATATCCAATCCCATTGTTTGAAATACTCATCAAAAACAAAAAGTTTATAATAGTGAATATGAAAGTCATTAGTGAATGGTTTTGGAAAAAGTAATTTTATATTTAAGTCTTTGAGTCCATTGGTTCCCATCGTTTCTTCAGTTTTTACCTTGTCCTCAAATGGAATTATAATAACAATATCACCTTTCCACTTTCCGACATCTCTCGCATTTCTAACCCAAGCCTTTACATACTTGAGATAATCGTAGTTGGAATATGCAACTAAAACTTGTTTCATTATCTGTCCCAAATATTATTTTTATGTGGATAGTCTGATGAGTCCTTGAAACTTTTATCTAAATTTTTGAACTCTTCCCATCTACTCCACTTATTTTCACCTCGTACATCTTCCAACATAAAGTTAGGATTAGAAACATTTATTTGTTGAACACCATCAAGATAATCAAGTACCTTTCCATACTCAACATACCAATCATGATTGCAATCTTTCAAACCATTATATTGTTTTTTAAAGTTTTCGAGGGTTTTTGATGTCCATTTAAAATGATGATGTTGTGTTGTAATATTTGATATTGCATTTCTATTGATATTCTGTATTCCGTGCATACCACCAATAATTTTATCTGTTCCTTTCATCAAAGAAACCTTATCAATCCATATTTGATTTCCTTTTAATTCCATAGCAACATTTCCAACCATCGGAAAGACCTCGTAAATGTCGTCTGATTGATTTAACTCGGACAACTTACCATCTTCAGAGATTCTATCCACAAGTAATCCAAATGTATAGTCGAAACTATTATCAATATTATATTGGATTTCTGATTGAACTCCATTTTCAAAATGTATAAACTCATCACAATCTACTGGTATCCACCAATCATTAGGTTTCGTGGACATCGTATGATTGAATATACCTGTTTTAAAATTCTCATTAAATGTATGTATATTTCTGTAGTCGTTATAAGGTTTAACACCAAACTCATTCATTATCAAGATGATTTCATCAAAATTTATTTTTTTAGAATCACCCCACAATGTTATAAAAAAATCATCTACCTTATCACTATAATATTTTAACCAATGGTAAAATACTTCAGTATCTAAAGTTGCAACGGTTGCTATAAAAACTTTATTCATAATTTACTAACCAACTACCATCAGCATATGTTTTACTTGGAGAACCGAAAGCTTCATCAACCGCCCTTCTCACACCTTCCCAATTGTTGGTATAATCGTGACCTGCGACTATTCCACCCTTTTTTATTTTAGGTAAAAATAAATCCAAGTCTCTTGATACACCCTCGTAGGAATGGTCTCCGTCAATATAAATAAAATCGAAATCGTTATCTGCAAATTTATGATTAAGCTCGTAACTGAACTCCGACCATTGTATTATATTAGGAAAATTTCTCGTGTTGATTTCGTATTCTTTTTTTATCAAATCCCAATCATATCCAAATAACTCATTGAACTCTTCTTCACCATGATGTGGGTCTATGGTGTGTATCTCATCAAACAATCCTGAACACCCAAAAAGAAATGTAGACTCTCCCATATATGCACCAATTTCTATCATCTTGTATACAGATTCTTCATCATCAAACTTCTTACATATGTCATGTATCAAATGACATATTCCTATGAACTGTGGATTCATTTTTGATGAAAACCAATCACGATTTGGATTAAATCTTTGAGTAATCATTTATTAATCTAACTCCCCTTTTAAAATTATCAATATCTACAGGTAAATTATTCGATTCGTAATCAACCTCAAGTGCAGGTGTTGGACATTCCTTACAATGACTCAATGGTACATCACTTTCTATAAACTCTATTATCTTTTTTTTATCATCCCATTTACATAAATCTTTTTTTTCACTATAAGTGTTTGTACATCTATATAAACCTTCCTTTGATACAACCCTACAAGTATCTTTTTGATAACACCTATCCCAATTCAACCTTTGTGAGTATTCAACTTCAGGTATTTGATGACCATAAAGTTCAAAAGTTTCATATCTCCAAAACTCAATATTCACATCTTGTAATAAATCATAATAAAGTAAGGAATTTTTCAAAACAGATTCTAAATCCTGCTCGAATGGATATATAGAAATAACTAATCTATCTAACTTTCTTAGTGACTTTA